GCCTGTAGTGGCAGAATCAAAGGAAATCTATCATAATATGGTAGTTTGTTCTTATGTTTTGGGTCGTATGCAAACAGATTCATCACACCATACTTAGGTTGCAATGTCGCCTTGCCTTTATTGATTAGTGACCTTGCACCAGGTGTAGTCATCTTTTTGACTTCATTCCTATACCAGTTATATGATTTAGGACCCGTTGTTGTATCAAGAATCTTGTCGAATACTGTTTTTGCCATGCTACTATTTATACAGGTTTGTAGATAGTTATTAGTTCTTCTTTGCCCTTAACTTTGATTTTATCTACTTCTACTGACTCGATATTTTCTAGTTGTTCCATCGTGTAACTAGAATATAGTGTAGGCGAATCTTTGAAATCGCCTCTGCCTGCGGTTGCCTCTAGTCGTGCGGCCAGATTGACTGCATCACCGATAACTGAGAAGTCGAATCGTGTTGTACTGCCCATGTTACCTACAATCGCAGTACCTGTATTCACGCCTGTGCCTACATTGATATCAGGCAGACCTCGTTCTTTGTATCGTTGTTTGAGTTCTAGTGTCTTTGCTTCTATTTCGATTGCAGACTTGACTGCCATCTCAGCATGATTAGGCATATCAATCGGTGCGTTGAATACTGCCATGATACAGTCGCCCATAAACTTGTCAACCATACCACCATTGTTGAGTAGTATCGTTGTCATCTCGTCTAAGAATTCATTCACTAGTTCTACTAGACCTTCGGGGTCGTCTTTGTTCTTGTAGTATTCTGATATAGGTGTGAACCCGATAATGTCCATAAACAGAAATGACATCTCTCGTCTATCACCACCTAGTTTCAGTAAGTCAGGATTCTTCTGTAGAGCCGCAACTTGTCGTGGGTCAAGATAGTGTTCAAACTGTTTCTTAATTTGTTGTTTGAGTCTAAATTCTAGTATGAATCGATTGAATGTACTATGAAACCCTACGATAAAGAATGTCAATAATGCCCAGGTAATGTCTACTAGAACCAGTTGTGTCGTAAACATGTATTGAAAATAATATACGCCAGAACCGAAGATACCAATCAATGAGAGACCGATTACCCAGTATGGCAGAAATCTCGTTATCAGTATAATCGCAACGCCTAATAGAAGTCCTGCTAACAGTTCTAATAGTTCATCATATCGTTTAATTGTTTCACCATCAAGTATCGTCTGTAGTGTCTGTGCTGATATAACATAGTCGTATTGTTCGCCAATCGGTGTTGCAATGACACCACCTAGTCCTTCTGCCGTCATAGCAATAATGACTGTTGTGCCTGCAAGTTCATCAAAGTTATCCGCACTCGCAGAGATTGTCTTAAATTCTTTATTCCATCGTACCCAGACTCTCGCATTTGTGTCTGTGTTGATTGTTGCATATGCAGGCACTCTCATTGCAATGATGCCTGATTCGTCTGCCTTGACTTGATATGATGGGTCACCGACTGCAACTCGTATTGTTTCGATTGCCATGTTCGGGTAGACTTCTTCGCCTATCTTCATCAATAGTGGCACTCGTCTAACTACACCATCAATCTCAGGTGCAGTATTGATGACGCCCACACCAGATGTACACTCTGCAAGTTTAGGTAATGGTCCCACCATGCCAGGCCACTCAAACAGATATGGTAGTGGGTCGCCTATCTTTGCAACACCTCGTGGTACTGCATTACTCGTTGTCTTTTGTGTCGTGCCTGTTTGTGCAATGACTGTGCCGTATGTTAGTGTTTCACAGAACGCATCATCACCACCCATTCTATCTTCTTCACTAAACAGAATTGGCATCACAATGATACCTGTTTGTGCGTTTCTTAGATTGAGTATGAGGTCGGCAAGTACATCTCGTTTCCACGGCCATTGACCGTACTTCTCGATTGCCTGTTCGTCTATGGTAACTATTGATACTGATTCAGAAGGTGTCTTTACTTCGTTCTGTAGTACATAGTCAAATGATTTGAGTCGTAGTATTTCTTTCGCCCACGGGTCTTGAAGTCCGATGTAAGTTAAAACTATAAGTGTTACAAATGCTATAGACCAATGTGATAATATTTTCTTCATAGTACTATTTAGTATTGGCGTCAGCAGCTAGTTTGTGTGCGAATTCTAGTGCTGTCATGCCATTAGAATAAATCACCTCTCTAGGCAGTTCTTTTATCTTTAGTTCAATATCTTTAATCAACTTTTCAAACTTTGACTTTTCAGCACAAGGCATTCTCAGTTGATTGTTTATGTTGTTATAGTTCGTCAAAAGAAGTTCTAGTGTTTTTCTATTCATATTATTTAAATGCCTTGAGTAACCGAAACTGCACAACCACTACTATTAGTACATGTTTGTGTTAAACTATACGATTGTGCTGTACCGCCTTGTTGTAATAAATCTAAATCTGTGGCATAAGAACCACTCAATGTAACAGTAGCACTATGTGCAGCACTACTTTTTTGTATAATGTCTATATCATTGTTTGAATTATTTATGGTTAAAGTTAATGATTTATCTTGGTTACCTTCTTGTCTTGCATAAACATCATTGTTACTACCATAAACTGCTGATATATTTGTGTGTTCATGTCCTGTATTATTTGACCGTTGACTTCCTAAATATGTATTGTTTGAACCATGAATATCTAATCTCACAAAGTGACCGCCTGATTCAAAAGAATCTGTCGAATGAAGTGTGGCATCAGCGTCAACTCTATAACCTTGGAAAAAATCAACATCATTATCATTACCTTGTATATGAAATTCAAATCTATCACCACCACATGTCGTTTGATTACAATATTGTTTAATATTTAAATTATTATCAGAGCCATCTAAATCTCCACCCCATGCTTGACCACTTCCCCATGCTGTTGTATAACCCACATAATTATCCTCACCTTCTTGAACAATTGTAACTGTATTATCATCATGCGAGAAAGAAAGATTTACTACATTATCATCACCGTCTTGGGTTATATCTAATTTTAAATTAGCACTCGTACCGACCTGTGTGATGTATATCTCGTTGTTAGCAAATGCAGATAGAGATAATAGTAATATACTACTGAGTTTGAATAATAGTGATTTCACTCTCTATGCCTCCTAGTTCAAAATCTATCAGTTCAAAATCACCCATTTGTATATTCATCATGTAACTGTTTTCTTGTTCTAATCTTAACTCTACAACGCTACCACTTGCACCTTCTCGATGCCAGTACCATTGTGGCTCTTCATCTAATATCGTAATGCCTGTTTCTTTATCTTTACCTAATTTAAAATCGTATACACTCTTTTTCTTATCAAATTCAGAACGCATTTGTAATGCCAATTGCTCATTTAATTGTTGAAGAATATCGCCCAAGAAGTTCTGGTCTAAGAAATCAACATCAAGTATCGTGGCATATTCATCTTCTTCTATTTCTAAGTAATCTATTTCTAATTCTTCAAACTTTAGAAAGTCTATGTCAAGAGCAGTAGCAACTTTATTTAATTCTTCGTTTTGTATTGCCTCTACAATCTCTCTTGGTTTTGATATGATGAGTAGGTTGTTGATATATGACTCATCTATATCCACAATAACAGGTTTTAGTGGTCTACTATTAATCGTGTCTACAACAGTAGCCTGAAACGCCTGATTCATTATTACCATGCCTGCATCAGACTCAACTGATATCTCACCAACAAAACAGTTGCCGTTTGTATCACATGATGGTAATAGAATAATAGTAGAACTACCTACCTCGTCTATCGTCATTGAAAAATCTGTACCTCGAATACCGATAGTTGCTGTTGGTGTTTTTATTTGTACTGCGGTTGGTGTGGTCTTTGCAATCTGACCTGAAGCATATCTTACAGTACCAAGTGCTGCTTTTAGTGATAGAGAACCTTTCTTTGTGTTTGGGTCGTAGACAAACTCGTCAATGATAAGTTTTGAATGTTGGGTAACATCTACTCGTGTGTCGTCAATAAAACCAACTGCAACTTTACCTTTGCCTGTTTTAATCGTATCATATGAAAATATATCCAAGTCAACTTCAGATTCAACATCTTCACCATCTGTTCTTTCAATAACAGCATTACCTTCGTGTAAGATAACATCGCCAATTATACTAGCGAATGATGAAAATGTTATAAACCATAATATGACAAAAAGTCGCACATTAATCTCGTTGGATAATATCTACATTTGCCGAAGCACCATTTACTGTTAGTGTTAGTATATCACCACTTCCGCCTGTCTGTAAGATAACATAGTCTGCACTATCGCCATCGTGGTGTAAGTTAAGTGTACTTGCATTGTCTTGGTCAATATCAGCAGTGAAACTTGTACCAGCAGCATCTATGTTGACTGTACCTGTGCTTGTTTGTTCTATACTCACATTCGCACTTGCACCATTTACATCTAAGTTAATTGTACCTGCAGCCGTTTGGTCAATATCATATGTGCCACCAGCGCCAGCAAGACCAGATGAAGTTTGTCCAAGAATAGTACCATCTGTATTAAATGTTGCGGCCGCAGTCTGATTAATATTAACTGTCTTAACCGCAGATGATGTACTTCCGCTTGTTGTTGCCGTGATTGTACCACCAGCAGTTTGGGTAATGTCAATATTTTGTGAATCACCTGTTGTTACTACTGTTGCTGAGTTATCAACTACGCCAGATTGTGTAACATCCACATCTGCCGTGATTCCCGTCTGGGTCATAATTAAGGTATGACCTGCAACATCACCATTACCATCAATGTCGATTAGATAGTTGTTTGAATCACCATTAATTGTTAATGTTAGTACTGCACTTGTACCATCAATAGTAGCTGCAACAACAGTACTATCTGTGCCTGAAGCACCAGTAATATCAATGTCAGCATTATCGCCCGAAGTAGTACCACCAATATCTATATCAATGTCTTGTGAATTACCAGTAAATGTGATTACTGCGTTTACATCATCACAACCTGCCGTACTATCAGCTGGGTCACAGTTGAAGTCAATATCGTTACTATTACCTGTGGTACTCCATGTACCTACAAAGTTATCACCATTTATATCAAAGGTGATTATATTACTATCGCCCACTTGGTCGATATTAAAGTTTGACGCTGAACCATTCACGGTAGAAGCTGTAGTGCTGTTGCCTACCATATTGCCGTCGCCGTCTTGTAACACATCAAACACTAGTGAAGCACCAGCTTGTGTTACATAAATCTTATTTACAGCCATCGCTGACATGCTCATCAGAAACATAATAATGAAAGTTGTTAATCTCAAGATTACTCTCCTAGTTTCTCCGAAATTGGATGAGTGATTTTTAATTCACCCTGGTCTATATTTATATCTTTGTCGTCTGCAATAGCAGGTTCTGACCATTCCCATAGACCTATCTCTTTACCTTCATACAACATTTGTAAGATTGCATATTCAATTGCAGTACGAATCGCATAATTTACCGGTTCGTTAGCTGCATTACCAGATTCAATCTCTAATGCTCGTGTTCCTAAATCTAAAAATCTGAACACATCAGCACCGTTACTAGTACTTGCAATCGTTTTTGTTGCCGACACAGTTAGTAAAATCTCTCCTGTCTGTACTGCAACAAGTCTTAATGAAACAGTTACTTGGTCTGTTCTATATTGGTCATTCGCACCTAAACCAAGAAATCTCGCACCTGCCCCACCACTAGTTGTATTCGTATCATAACCAACAATACCGCCCTCTAGTATTAGACCGGCAAATAGCATAGGCGATAAAGAATCTGTCGCCTGTGAACCATCATATAATTCTCTTGTACTTCTAATTAACTGTCGTTCTTTAGTTAAATTATCTAAACTCGCCCTTTCAACAACTGAAAACCAATCACCACGACCAACTGCCATGAGTGATTGTATAACCCAAACATCTGCACCTTGTGAAACGGCTGTAGATAGTCCGACTTGTTTTCTTTGTCCTGTTTCGTCAGGGAAATCGTAAACTGCAACTGTAATCTTTACTGGATTGCCATCACCATCTGTTGGTGTGTTTATTAAATCTGGCATTTGTTTCAATAACTCTTTCGTTGGTGTACCTTGAACGAAAGGCATTTCGCCTTCTATCGCCTTTGTGTTCTGTGTAGAACAGGCGCCCACCAAACAAGATAATAATGCTATTGCCAAATATTCCATATTCATAATTCTAAAATTTAAAGTCGCCGACTGGTACAACTAATTGTGTTAGTGAACCATCAGCGGCAGTAACAGTCAATGTGATTGTTTCTGCTGTTTCGTCTTTTACCCATGATACAGTTGAACCATCAGGTAAAGTTGCAGTACCACTCAATGGGCACTCTAATTCTGTTGTGCTAGTATCTTCAGTACAGTTTGTGCCGAACATATTGTCGACCATCTGTTTAGATAAGTTTGCAAATATACGACTTTCAACATTCGTTACAAACTTAGCAAGAGTTGTGTTCTTTGCATCCCTCTCAGCTTTAGCGGCTGCAGATAATAAACCATCTGCGACTTCTTTTTTTCTATTATATTCTAATTGACTTATTGACAGTACATGACTAGAATATCCTTCGCCACTAAAAGACGGGTTACTAAAATCAAAGGTTAGATTACTTGATATAACCTGAGTACTATAAACAATCAATACACATAAAATTGTTTTGATTAGTGTTTTCATGCTACTATTTATAAGAATTTAGACCATAAAAAAGGGGACCGAAGCCCCCTTTCAATGTTACTGTTTAACTTAGTCCTTCTTCCAAAGTGACCATAAGATTGCGATTGTAACTAATCCTACTAAACCTTCGTTACCTAGGCTTGCAACTATCGCTGAGATGTTATCGATAACACCTAAAGATAGAAACGGTACATTTGCACCAAACACTACTTCTAACGCTACTGACAACCCGATAAGTTGTACAGCAACTGTAGTGATATTACCTATAGTATCCGTGATATTTTTCCACATAAATTTTCTCCTTTTATGTTGTTGTTGTTTTGATATCTCAAACTTCATTCATAATCAGTAGTAATATTTAGACAAAAGAGGGGTTAGAAAACAAGTTTCTAACCCCAAAATAGTAAAAACAGATGGAGAGATTACTCGTCCTCTTCTGCTAACTTACTGAAATAACTCAAAGTTTCGTCTGAATCATCATCTTCAGTTACAGGAGTAGGTGTCGGGGAACTTACTGTTTCTGCTACTACTGGTTCTACTTTTGGTGCCGCAGGTGGGATAGCGACATCTTCGGCAGTACCAGTATTTCTAACGCCAGATAGAACTTTGTCAAGTTTGTCTTTCAACTCATCATATGATTTAAAGTTCTCTGGTGCGAGAAATGGTTGTAATGGATATTGTTTATTCCATATTTCTTCAATTGCCTCGTCATTAGGTGCGATAGCAGATTTACTATCGAACTCTGACTTATCATAATTCCAATAACCATCAACTTTTCTGATTTTTAGTTTAAAGTTTGCACCTTCCCAGAAATCAAATGGGTTGATTGGTGTTTCATCTTCAAACTCAGGTTTCATCGCCTCAGTAATCTTATCAAAGATTTTCTTACCGAATTTATATAGTTTTACTTGACCTTCGTTTTCAGGATGTTTAGGGTCGCTTACAATCAGAATATTTGCATAGTAAGATAACTTGCGTTTTCTCTTACGAGCAATTTCTTTATCAGCCTCAACACCAGAATTCCATAGTAAACTGTTAGATTCACTAATCGGACATTTCTTGTTGATTGTAGTCAGACTGTTTTCAATTAACCAACCACCTGGGCCTTGAAACGCATGGGACCATAATCTTGCCCATGGCAAATCTTCGCCTTGTACTGCTGGTAAGAAACGAAAAACAGCATAACCATTACCTGATTTGTCTAGTTCTGGTTTCCAGAATCTATCATCTTGGTATGAGTTTGATTGTTTTTGTGGTTCTGCAACCTTTGATAGTTCACCCATTAGGGTGTCTAAGTTGTTTGAGCGTTTTAACGCTGATAGACTTGATGTCATATATTTTCTCCGTATAATTGTATTCGTAT